TCTTCCAGGCGTTGTAGCTCTCTTTGAACGAATACCCAGCGGTCGATTGGAACGACGGCAGGTTCAACGCATCGTCGATGCGCGCCCATACCCAGGTCACCGGGTTGCGCGACAGCACCATCATGCCGTTCTCGGTAACGACATCGTTCTGCGTGCACAACGCAATGCGCCGCTTCAAGTCGGCGATCTTGATTTGCGGTTTAGCGAGTTCGAACAACCTACACCACCTTGTAAATCTTGGCGCGCACCGCGCAGTCCTTAGCCTCAAGCAGCTTACGCAATGCCGCAGTGCGTTCGGCATTGGCAGGCAAATTGTAGTACATCTCTTCCGCCAATTCCTTGAACGCTTGGCTAACCGCCTGCAAGTCGGTGGGCAGATGTTCGTAACTGAAGAATTGCATAATCTCGGCGGACATCAGGTGTTCTTCTCCCAACTCGGTCATAGGATGTCTGTATCTAAAATACGCCACGTCTCCAGCGCGCCGGAAGCGATGGCGATGTTGTTGGTGCCCATAGCCCCTTCAGAACGCGCGTCACGGCGATTGCGCACCGTCAAGATCTCATCACCAGGATGCTGCAGCACCCAGGCGATGTATTGCAGGCAGCCCAGCACGACGCCGTTCGGCACGTCGGCCGCCGACGCATAGCCCGCCCGGTAGGTCGCCAGCATCCCGGCATTGGGCCGATATTCAGAACACGGGTTGCAGCAATTGGTGAGATCGAGATAGCCGTAACGTATCGGCATCTGAAAACTGCGGGTGCCGGGCTTCACCCGTATCGGCATGTTGGTGCCGGGATGCTGGCCGCCGGAGATGTAGACGATGCCGTCGGACACCGCGTACTGCAGCCGCACCCGATAATACGGCTTGACCGGCACCAGCCCAAACGACGGCTGCAGATGATAGCCGTAGGGGCTGGCATGGTGATGGTGCCGTGGAAAGGCAGGACCGTGAACCGGCTCCTGGATGACCTTCTGCGCCGACAGCAGCAAGCCGGTGTAGAACTCGGCAGCCTCGACCGCAGCGGCGCGGTACGTCGCCAGCAGCGCGTCAGTGGTGCCGGGAATGTCGTCGGTCTTGGTGTGCTGCCTGATCAAATCGAGCGACAACCGCCCGCTCCAATCGAGCGGCGTCTCGGTGCCGATGATAAGCGGGACCGGGTCGCCAGCGGGCTGAGTCGTCGTCGTGTTCAGCACTTAGCTAGCCTGATGTCGTAGCAATCGACGCGATTGTAGCAAACGTTCTCGCAGTCGATTGCGCCCTGATAGACATTGAGCCGCCAGACCTCGCACAACTGCGCTGCTGGCGTGACCTGCAACGGAAACGACACGCGATTGTAGTTGTAGTTGATCTGCACGCCGTCCTGCAGCACCGACACGTGCGGGGTGTTGGCGACGTTGGTGATCGGCTGGCCGACGCCGACAATCGCCTCGAAAACCACCGCTGCGTTGATGCCGTCGCTGACCGATGCATAGAAGCGGTCGATGCCCTGCGCGTTGGCCAGCGGCGTGTAGACGAAGGTGCCGCTGGGGTCGATGGCTACGCTGCCTTTCTGCAGGCCATAGGGCCAGTACACCAGCTTGAACGTCAGCGGGTCACCTTCGGGGTCGGTCACCAGGGTGCCGAGATCGCCGTTCAGCACGGTGTTGATCGCGGTGGTGAATGCCACCTGGGGTGCCGGTTGGGGCGGGAGGTTTGCTCCACCCGACACCCCGCAGGTCGCTTGTTGCTCAAGCTGAAACTGCGGGACGCAGTGCAGCCTGCCGACATTGGCGACCCACATCGTGTAGTCGATGGCGATCTTCTCGGTGGTGCCCGGCCGCATCTGAATGACATCGCAGCAGCAGGTCTGACAGGTGTCAGGCGTCTGCACTGCCGGGGCCGCATCGATGGTGAACTGCAGCATAGCTCTACGCCTCCAATAAGACCTCGGCAGTGTGTCGATCACTTAGTCGTGGTATTCTCGGTCTTCTGTTCCGGCACATTGGCCTGCCCGAACGCCAATGCCGTCGGCGGGCAAGCGAAGCAGGCTGGCACCGCCAGCGGCAGAGCGTTGGACCCGCCGCAAGGCGGCGTGCAAGTCGTTGGCAAAGTCATTTACTGGTCCTCCTTTAGAGACTCGTTGCATTCGGCGATTTCCGCCGCCGTCATCGCCCGCGCCCACTTCCGGTTGATCAGTGTGCGTGCGATTTCAGATTTGAGAACGACGTACATCCCCTGCTCGACCGGCCATTCGACCTTGAAGTAATTGTCGTCGGAAGCCTTGAACCGAAACCAATTGGTGGTGCCTTTCTCGACGCCGTTAATGTGCAGCATGACAACGCCGGTCAAGCCCGACTTGTTGCTGCCGGTTACGGGATCGAGAGGCTCTTTGAATTCTTCAGCCAACGGCGCATCCAGTTTTTGACATAGCCAGGGCTGCTCTTCAGTCGCACCTGGGCACGCACATCGGTGGCGACATCGATCTCCTGCATCACCTGGATCTCGCCGTCGATGTCGGCGGTGAACTTCAGGGTCTTGGTGCGATGCTGATCGGTCAGCCGCATCTGCAGCGGCGTCAGCAACATCGGCTCGCTGGGGCCGATGGCGTTCAGCTTGTCGTTCAAACCCGGGATGAAGGGAATGAAACAGTCGTTGCCTTCTTCCCGGGCAAACACGAACAGACGTGCGAGGTCGGCAGAGCGCACCAGCTTCGCGGTGAGTGTAACCTCATCACCGTGAGCCACCGTCAGAGCCTTGCCGACCTCGACACGCATCAGTGCTGCGGCCCGTGCAGGGTCACGACACCGATCAGACTGGCCCCGCCAGCGGTCGGCACCGCCTGGACGAACGCACCCACCGGGCAGGGAATGCCTGCGGTGCAGCGCGCTCCCTTCTTGGTGCCCGAAGGAACGGTGATCGTGCTCTGCGGCCCCGGCACTGCGCCCCAATCGGCGACACAGGTCAGAACCTCCGGCACGTCGGCAAAGGTGCCGGGCACGCACGGGTCGGGGCTCCCGGCGGGAGCCGCCTGGATGTTGATCACGGCGTCGGCCGCGAGATCGGCAGTGACCGTGAAGGTGAAGGCGTAGCCGTTATAGCCGCGCACATCGACCGGGTGCGACGCAGTGCCGTCCCAAGTCAGGACGCCCGCGTTCTGAATCGCGTAGTTGAACTGCATGGATGGGTTTCCTTCTGAATGAGGGGATTACGGCCCGACGTTGAGGATGGTGGCGGCCCGGCAGCAGCCGATGAAGCCGCCATCCTCGGCCCCGAGCGCATAGGCCACGCACCACGCGCTCGACTTGCCTTCCCACTGCTCGATCCAGAGCGGCCGTTTGCTGACGGCGTAGTACGCCATCTTCCAGTTGCCCACCGCGCAGAAGAAATCGCCGGAGATCAGCGGGCTGCCGCCAGAACCGACAGTGAGGTTGTGCGTCGGGTCGAACAGGCAGTTCGAGATACGGATGTTCTCGCTGACATTGGCAGGCGAGTACGCCATGATGCCGTCGCCGAACAAGAACCGGCCGATGCTGTCGGTCTGGGTCGCCAGATGGGTGAACGCATTCTGGTGCATCACCGCCGTGATCGGGCCGCCGTACTCCACCGGGATCGACGAGTAGATGGCGCGGAATTCGACGTGCGTCACCGCCGCCGACGCCGTGGTGCGCACCTGGAAGCAATTGTCGGCCTTCATCCAGCCCAGCGGCATGTTCTGGCCGTCGCCGATCATCAGTGCCTGATTGCGCGCGATGCGGTAGGCGCGCTGCGCCGCCCGGTACATGAAGCCAAGCAGATCGTAGTTGGCTTCGGCCAGCACTTTGCGCTGGAAGCAGAACACGCCGCGCCAATCGTAGGTCTTGCCGTTGAGATACTGAATGTTGCCCTCGGGGCCGAACTCAGCATCGCATTTGGCATCGCAGTCGTACTGACCAATCGCGCCGTAGTCGTTGACGCGAGGATACATGAACGACGACTTGCCGACGGTGACGCTGGAATACAGATCCAGCAACTCAGCGCAGGTCACGATACAATCGATCTCGATGCCGAGCAGCTCCGGCGAGAAGAACGCCGAATCCAGCGACGACGCCTCGAACGCCTTGGTCTCCATCTCGGTGAACGAGCGAATGATCTTCTGGCGCGGCTCGATGCCGACCTTCATCAGCTTCCTGACCGCCGAGCGGTAGTGCTTGGCGACGATCAGGTTGTCTGTGTTGGGGACGAACTCGTCCTCGGTGCCGCCCTTGAACAGAAACGCCCGGCGCTGACACTCAATGGCGGCCCGGGTGTCCGAATCCTCCAGATCCTTGCCGCCTCTGATGATCGGGGCGTCGAGTTCCTTTTTGATCTGGTCGTACGCCTGGGTCAGCGTCTGCAGCTTGACGATCTGATCGGCGTACTCCTTGCCGTGCTGCTCGACCGTCTTCTTGAGGGTCTCGTTGTCGGCTTTGACGCCAGAGTAGTGGTTATTAAGTTCGGTGTACTGCTTGT